CAGTCTTCCAGCGCATGATGGCTGGTCACTGGTTTAGGCAACCCTGGGTACAAACTATATACCGTTCTTGCATCACGGATCTTGTAATATTGCCAGGGTAGGGGCTTGCTGTAACTCTTGTAGGCATGCTCCAGGATGTTGGCATCGTATGTGGGACCGTTCATCCAGATACGATTGCATTTCCAGCACAACCGATGAAGTTCATCCAGTGCTTGGTCCAAGGGTATGCGTCCATCTTCTGCAAAGGCTTCGTCCTGCGCGGCACCTTGGGTGGCCCACCAATTTATGGTGCCTTGTTCAATAGTACGTGTCTCTTGGCTTTCAAGGTCTACACGAGCATAATACTGTTGCTGGTAGTAGCCCATGCCAAGAGGATCAAACGCCTGAGCCGCAATGGTTAAGATTGTTGCTTCAGGGCCTGTGGCCAAACCTTCAATGTCGATCATTAAGTCCATGCTTGATTATAGCAGGATTTTAGAAAAAAGTGTATGCAGTTTAGCCAATAACAAATGTAAGAGGTTGCGAACCGTCCACATACATTACCAATTGATTGATCAGCAGATCCATTTCCACTTTGGCTTCTGATTTCATTGCGGCACCGTTCAGGCTGCCGCCGCCTTGTGGTCCGGCTATAGTGCCAAATTTCTCACGTGCTTCGCCAATGATCATTTTGCAGTTGGCCACCATGTAGTCTTTGATCCACTGCTGTATTTGGAAGTCATTCAGCAAGTTGAATTCAGGCTTCAGGTTATAACTCCACAGCAACACAGTTTCGCCTGATCCTTTGGGATCTCGGATCAGTTGCAGTTTTTTGGTTACCGGATTCCAAGTGTAGTTCATGTAGGCGCCAAACATGCGTCCAGCCAGTTCAATGTACTGACTGTAGAAATCGTATGTGGCCAGTCCACCTGCCACATTGAAGTTCATTAGGTACACGTTGATTGATGCCTGTGCAAACGGATCAAAGTTTGACGCAAACGGTCCTGAGCTGTCTCCAAACGTTCTGCGGAAGATTTGCCGCACACTCACAACTTCCTGGGGTAATTCGTAGATGTTGACATCTGCTACCAACTGCATAAAACTGTAACTTTCTTCGTAAGCGTTGTTGGCTCGTTGGCGGTAGGTGCCTATGGTTTTTTGATAAGCTGCTTCGTAGTGTGCAGGGTCTAATTCTAGATCAATAATATCACCGCCCAGTTGAAGCTTGACATATTCGATCAAGTTTTGCTTCAGTGTAGGCAGGGATTGTTGTTGCTGTTCTGGCATCTGGAACTCCGGTTCCTGTATTTATTGAAGTTTTGATATCGCTTCAGGCAACCATTGAGCAAAATCTCCAGGCCATTCACGTTGCATTTTTGCCAGCAGTTGTTGATTGTGCGCGGCTGCTGTTTGGCATCTTTGATCCAATTTGTTTTGGTCCAAGTTTTTTATGTTATGATAATTTTGTATGTTGAGTTTGATAAATTCAGAAATTTTTCCATGACCGTACATGGTATTGCTTTGTGTCAAACTGTCATAACTGTGATCTACAACATCATCTAACACATCAAATCCCAGTGTCGTTAAATAATTTACTGCATGTTTTGCCGAAAACACGGCCCAAGGTGATGGTGTTACCAGTGCTCTGAATATCTTTTCGCTTAATGCTATACTAGCATCGCCAGCATAAGTCTCAATTACCAAATTGAGATATGCGCCAACTTGTGCTTGTTCAACTGTAAATCCGTGATTTCTAACGGGTATATACGGCAGGGCCTGGTCAAACCAGACAGTATGTTCAGTGCCGTGCAATTGATTTAACTGTGTCCAACACTGTGCAAAACTGCCACGAGCATCTTCGGCGGTATGCTCGTTGCCCTGTGCTCGTGCATTGAAATTCACATGATCTAATTGTATCACTTGATCAATTCCGCCTGATTGCTTTGTCAATTCCAGCAGAATTAGTTGTCGCTGACTGTCTAATCGGTTGACTGAAAAATTAAATCGCTTGCTTGGTTTCCAATGTTGATCTTTGGGCACATAATTAAATACTCCAAAATAACTTGATGGCAACTTTAGTATCTGATAATTGGTAGCAAAGGGCATGTGGTTGTCAGTGACAATTATGGTATCTGTGTCAAACCATTTTTCAGGCGGCAGGCTCCAGTCATCTCTGTTGACTCCAAAATCATCGGCCAAGCACACAATCACTTTTTGAGAGCCCCGCTGCCATCCTCTAGCACTGTTGACTATTTTTTGATAGCCCATGTTCATCAACATGCTTGACAACAGATGAACCATTGCATGTTCGTGATACATGCAATGACTCTGCTGAAATATTTCTCCCAAGTGAGTTTGATAAAACACATCATCAAACATCAACTCGCTCCTTTGGTCACTGGAAATATTTTTTGAAACGTGTATTTCTCAGGACAAAATTTGCATTGTGCAATGGGGTTATCCAATTGAGAGAAAAACTCTTGGTTGTAAGTTTCAAAATTATCCACACTCAATGGTTGATAAGAGTTCAGCAACGTTCTGTCTGAATCAGATATGTTTAACTTGTGTTGCTGATCGAACTCGGGCATCAGTGCCACCGGCGCACATTTGTACAACTTGCCTCGAATAAAATGATAACTTTTGAATGTTGCAAATGCACAGTTTTGATGTGCAAAAAAAGGATCACTGTTGTGCAATGAAAAAACTTTTTGTGTTTGTGTGTGGAAATTTAAGGAATGATTTATAGCCGACGAATGAAATGTGTCAACATTGTACACATTTACAAATATATTATTGCAGTCAATAAAGAAATAATCAGAATTCCAGAGATTTTTTTTGTGTCCATTGGGGTATATCTGCACTGGACTTTTGAGAAAAAACAATATGTCTTCTTTTAATTTTTCAAATTGGTCAGGGTTGTGCAAACTCACACCGATGTGATTGTGTGGACGAGTGTCATGTTTAAAACACAACGCATTGTAAAGGTCAGGTGCGTGTCTAAAACGAGTGCCGTTGGTTAGTATTTGTACTTCTATTCCAAATATGCGATTGATGCCTTGCACCCAATCTATCAGGGTGGGGTTTAAAAAAGGCTCCCCACCCATAATAGTGACTGCTTTAAGGTCGACTAACCTTCCCCACTGCTCGTATTGGTCTTTATAATCGCTCCAACGTTGCCAGCCTTTGAAATCAAAATTGTTAAATCTATTACAATTTTGACAGGTTAAATTACATACATTGGTAATGTAAAAATCTACTTTGTTGGGGATCGCATGCATTCATTACTTACCAGGCCTTGAGTATGACCAAGTTCTCTGTGCCGCGCCCGTTGAACGGAGTTTCTGTTGTTGTGAGATCCTTGTAGATTTTACGTGCTGCCGGCTTGCCTGCGGCTTGCACTGCCTTCACCACATCTGCTGGCTTGCGCACAGTTTTTTGCATGGTCTCAATGGTACTGAAGCCAATGATGCTGTTGCTTTTCACAGTGAATGCTTGTGTGTGACTGTCAGCCACCAGGTGAATTAACTTGCGTTTTTTGGTGTCATACAACCAGGCTTCTGCCTTGTCCACAAGACTTGCGGCCGGCAAGCCCTTGAGCTTGAGTTCAACAAAGTCCATGAGCACTTTGAACTTGGCGGCACGTTTCTCAGGTGGCACTGATTTGACCTTGCGTGGTTTGCGTTCCACTTTCTTGATCTGCACATACGCACCGCAATCATTGATCACTGCTTCGCAAAACTTCACAAGATTGCGCATTTGGATTTTGCTGAAGTTGCCGTAGCCCTCAACCAACTGTGCATCCTTGCCTTCAATCACATTTTCGAACTCAGCAAGTTTATGCTTCCACAAGTTGGCAATGTCCGAAATCATTTGCGGTGCTACATTTAGTCCACGGATTACCATGATAGGCTTGTAGTCTGCTGACATCTTGGCGCCAGCTGTCACAAACTCATCAAACATGCCGTCCAGTTCACCAGCGCATTCGCTGACCTTTTCACGCAGGCGATCCTGAATATTGGGCTTGGCTACCACAGGTGCGACTTCCGCTACCACCACTTCAGGTTCACGTGCAGTTAATATTTCTTGAATATAGCCTTCCAATCGAACTTGTTCAGTGTCTGTGAGTTCCAGTCCCACCATGCTCATGCGGCACAACCATGCAGTGGTCAATCGAACTGCTGGATCTGGCACGCCTTTTAATGCACGAACATCTGCTTTGCGTCCATGGCTTTCCAAATAAGCCACTAACATTTCACGGGCATCTTTTTTGCCGTAGAAGTAATTGTACCACGAAAAGGCAGCACTCAGTTGGCTGGTGCGATCATCTGTGGGTTGCACACGCCATGCAGGTTCTAATCCTGTGTATTTGGTATCTGGACTGCGAGGGTTCAGCGGTTTGACAGCGATTCGTGTTGCGTTCATGTGGGCTCCTTAAATTATATGTAATTATAACACAAATGGAATTTTTGGTCAACCCCAAAAGCCCTTTGGGGCTCAGGGTTAAAACACATGCCCTTTAAATTGCTCGTAATCATAAAATGCAACCAAAGTACTACCACGGAAAAACACTGTGAGTCCGCCCAAGTCCTCGCGCACATCTGCCCCAGTTGTCTCTGCAATGAAGT